ATGACGCAGTACGTGACTTAGGAATGTACCCTAGTGACTCTGCGTGTGATACAACCGATGACCGCAACTGTGCGGAACCCAGAAAGGATTCGTTGATTGCCATGTTGGCAACCAGTCCATTGATGTGGGTGTTGTGCGCCAACACGTCAAGTATGTTAGATAGACCACTTGCAGTAAAGTCGTAATCTTGAAATTCTGTCTGCTGTTCTAGATACGTTTTTAGTCGAGACTTTATCGAAAAGAAGTCTAACTCTGAATTTTGTATAGCCATTTATCTGGTCCTTGCAATGTTTAAATTCAACGTAACAACTTTTTGGGTATTCACCACTTCAAAAACTATAGTCACATCTAAGGAATTGCCATCTGGGTTTATAATGCTTCTGATTTGTTGTAGCTTTGCTCTGGGTTCAAACTTTTGTATGGCGTATAAAATGTTAGAACGAACGTCCTCTACCTCTAAGTCTGTAGATAGACTAAAGAGAAGATCGTACAAGTTAGCACCATAGTATGGTCTAAATGGAAGTTCTCCATGATTAGTCATAAGAAGATTTTTTACAGATTGCGCTACCGCCGCGGCATCGGTCTTTTTGTAGATACCCCCAGTAGGAGATGCATCAAATGTACAGTCTATGTCCGAATACGTACGAGGAATCGAAGTCGTGATCGGACTATTCTGTAAATTACCATCTTGTACAGAAAAATTTTTCTTTGAGAAACCCATATGGATTATCCATCGTTATATACTTTTGTACTATTTATACAGAAACAGAAGCCTTCTTATACAAGACCATCAAGAAATTCTTGAAATTCTTCTTCTGCCATATTTTCGAAATCAGGTATATCATCATCACTGAGGGTAGGAAGTGTGATCTTCGGTCTATCGTGTGACGCAAGTATGTCTCCCGTAAGGACAGGAGGCAACACTCCTAGTGCTGATAGTTTGTCCAAGCCAGGCAATGGAATCTCTAGTGGAAGACCTATTAACTCAAGTACATCACAGAAAGTGAGGGTGAGAAAATCTAGAAGTTTACCTAGACCAATTGCATCAAGGAACTTCTTAATCTTCTTCAACCATATGTTGAACAGTTCCTTCATAGCGATAATCTTCCAGTCTCTAGCCGCAGTACATATCTGGTTTATCTTATCTTCGAGACACTGTACCTTACCTTCGATCTCTCCACCCATGATGTCCTGTATACTGATATCAAAAGGTGCCGGCAAAGGTATTGACAATTCCATAATCTCTGATATAATATCACCTTGCAACTTTGCTAGTTGGTCTTCGAGTTCTTTCTGTGCATCAAAGTTGTTGATCTTGTCTTCGACCTCTGTTACCTTGTCTTCAACCTCTTTTACCTTATCCTTGGCGTCCTGTTCTAAATCTGCGAGTTCCTGTTCTACATCAAAGTTCTGTAACTTTTCTATGTCACCGACGATACGGTCCATCTCTTCTTGATATTTTGCGACAACCATATCAATGACGGCACGTACCCATGCTGCCATGTCGAATGATAGTGGAATAGGTAAGTCGGGCAACCCTAATGCATCCCATATCTCCTTGAACATACCAATAAGTTTGTCGAGTAATTTGAAGAGAGACATCGTGCACCACTCCATAATCTCATTTTTGATATAAGACCATGTGAGTTTCGCTTTCCATTCCGTACATTCTACACCGAACTCACCATCAAAGTATCGATACTGTTCAGGTACCATCATATAGAGAGCGTCCAAGACCTTTGCCTTTTCGTCATCTAACATACCTAATGCAGAATCATATGCGTCCTGTTCGAGTTTACCTGATTCGAAATCTGATTGCAATGTCTCTAGCTTTGTGGTATACTCTTCAGTGACTCCGGAAATCTGTGCCTTGAGTTCGGCCTGATAGTCTCCATCCATAATCCTCAATACATCGATAGAGATTCCTAGTATAGGAACCGTGAACTCGACCGGAACAATCTTACTAATCATCTCCATCATCTTGACAGGAATGTAGATATGAAACTCTTGTACCAGTTCAGTGAAGGCGTCTTCTGCCTCCTTCTCTAACTGTCGTATCTTGCCCTTCTCCCACCATGGCGTAAACAAGTCAGAGATAGTTTCAATTGTATCTTCTATATCCTTGATTGTGTCTTCTAACTCTGATACAATACCAAGTGGGTCTTCTCCATTCTTTAGTGCGTCTATCTGCGCCTGAACCCGTGCACGTTCCTCTCCCGTCTTCTCCTTCATCTCGTTCTCTAGATTCTGGATCCGCTCGAGTGTCTCCCTAGTGTCCGTCTGCGCTTTAGTTTTCAGTTCTTCTATCTGCGCTTCTATATCACTAGGTATCGCAGTGATCTGATTGAACATGTTGGTAAGGTCCGCCTTGGTTGGTAGACCTGAAGGTGGGCATGGAAGTGCAATGGTTGTCATCCCAACTTAACCTTATTACCACCTCGCACGGTAACGGTATCTGTACCTATTACTGAGACATTCTTTGCAGACACCGTCGCCTTCTCTGCTGCGTTAACCGAGACATTATTCCCTGCAATTGTAGCATTACCTACGACGGTGATAAGACAATCACCTTTCACGACAAGGGTATCGTCTACCTCAATAATGGTTATACGTGAGCCGTCTGGCTGTATCTCATAGTACGTACCTGACATGTGTTGTTCATGGATACGTTCTTTGCCCTCAGTGTCGTCCCACTCTTTATAGTGTCCGGTCTCTGTCTGGTACACCTTGTTGTACGGGTAGTTCTCTAGTGCCTTCTTGTTTGTATCGTCCTCTTTGGGTACAGTACCAATCACCATAGGCAACTGAGAGTTAACTCCATCAAGGAATATACCGAACACTTGTGTACCCACAAGGATACCTAGGTTCTGTCCATTACCTTCGTGGATCCCAGTGGTAACGGGTACAACGATCTGTGCCCAAGGTAGGTCTCCGTCTTCGATCTCATCGTATACACCGTACACATTGACCTTAACTCGACCCAACTTCAAAGGGTCGTTTTTTATATCAACGACTCTACCTAGGAACCAACGTGATTGGTCCCCATAAAATTCAATATAATCTTTAGGTATCATTCTACATCACCTTCTGATATTTTTAAGCATGATAAAGATGCAGTGTACTCTTCCCTATTAAAGGAATGCTTTGCTGCGAATATTAAGAAGTCCCCTGATTTGCGGTTATCATAGTAGTAATCAGTGTCTTCGGGTGCCATGTTGCGCATGAACCTGACCGCAATCTTTCGACCCGTGGTCATGTGTGCAGTACCATCCAGAAAATCTACTCCATTGACGATGATTGACAGTGGATTGTTTTTAATTAGATTGTCTATGGCACGATTAATAGTGTTCAACTTATAGTGACCTTTCTCACTCTGGTGGTACGAGGAGTCTTTATCGTACGCATCCGTTGAACCTACCTGTGTTATTGTCCTAGATGGAAACTCATTGAATGATTTATTTTTTGCCTTGTACTCATCACTGTAATGGTACTTCGATTGTGGCATGAGGTCGATGACATCTTTCTGTACATCAAACACATAGTGGTTATTGAGTTCTTCGGGGTCCTTCTTGGTAGGATTCAAGTACTTGTACTGTGCGCCAACTAACCCTTTCTTTATAAGAGATAGTAGGTTGTCGGTATCAGAGAATTTGTATCCTTTGATCACTCTTCGATGTGCTGAGGACAATGGACTTCCGGCTGCCATAGTTGCTTCAGAATATGAGTATGGTAGGTCCGAATTAATAACGGGTGCTGATAGAAGCGTCTTTAGATCGACGAAGTATAGTTCATCATTGACTAGGGTAGATAGAAGATAGAACGGGTACCCTTCTGTGGTACACGACATGTTCTTAATCCAACACATGGCTTCGATTGGTGTTAGGTTAGGTACGATCAACTTCATCTTCTTCTGGGTATTGTCAGTAGAAAGAACCTCTTTGCCCAAGTAACTTGAAGAGATACCTTTGATGATTTCAGATGGGTTATTAGAGTATGACATATTGACGTTCACCAGACTGGACAAAAACCCAATGTCTTCTATCAAGTGTAGTACAAAGAACTCAGCGTTATCATTCATCTTAGTCGATGCTATGATTGTATCTAGGTAGAATGTTTTGGAAACAGGTACAGTATCATCTCGTGTACTCTGTAACACTATCTCGACCTTCTCACCCCCACCGATGTCAGCACTCGCTATGACATCCTTATCATCAGCGAAAGTGATTGCCGCAGTTAGATAAGGTTTATCGATGTGTTCATAGATGTCTATGTTGCTGACTTTATCAGTGATGTTGATAATCCGATCACCGATTCGTTCGGACTGTATCGTGACAGACTTTATCGATACTGATTCAGCGGCATCTGTGGCTACGGAACTCATTATGATTTAATCGCTTTTTTGAATGCACCGACCACAGCATTAATAGAGCTTGGTTTGATTATTCTAATTTGCTTTAGATCGTCATTCGTTTTTTCATATTCATCCAAGAAGGTTGTTTTGATAACGTCTTGGGGTACAGGTTCATATGGGTTGATGTCCACACGTTCACCGTTTAGTGTGTAGTGATGTGCTGACAGATGTTCTGCAACGACAGTGTCGACCGTAAAGTCTGAATAGACCTCACCGGATGCAACATCCTTAATCAACTCCCCTGCTACAAAGGTACCGTCCGTTTCTACAGTCAGTTGTCCTAGGTCCAAATCCTTGTATACGATTGTACCCTCCACCTCACTAGTGAACCCCTTGATGACCGACCCAACATGGAGTCGAGTTGTCATATCAGCACGAATAACTAAAGTCGTATTAGGGTGGTTCTTCTTGACAATCTTCACCAAATCAGTATTTGACACTGGCCAACCCTGTTCTCTTAACTTAGGGTTCATTAGGTACAACACCCAATGCAACTGAGGATCATTGTACAGAGAAAACGCAACGTTATCAGCACGTTCACCATTTGATATGTAATAGTCTTGGTAGAACGAAGCAGACAGTCTAACATCATCCATTACTTCTGCGTATGCAGTTAGGTTGACGGCTACAGCGGATTCGCCATTAAAGTTATAATTGATTTTAGGAAATGATTTAAAATATGACATTAGTATCCCTGCAATATATCTTTTTTGTTCAAGGTGGTCTCTTCAGTGAAGTTCAATGAGAGGTCGATTTCGACAGGTTCACCATCACGATGGAATGCCATAGACGATGGGTTGTAATTAGTAGTAATGCTAGTAAGGTAACACGACTTGATCTTAGGTCCTATATCGAAGACGTTTTTGTTTTCATCAACAAATTCTGTTTTGATAAGGAATGGGTGTGGGTACTTGAATCCAACACTGATCGCGCTGCCAGTCTGTTCATCTTCTGGTGATGAAAAATTTCCATTATCTTCCTCTAGCTCCTCTGCAGCGCCTCCAAAGCCAATCGATTCTGGATAAGCATAGAACCTAAATCGTTTGATGATTGCACGTATCTCTGCTGCCTCTTTAGAGTTCTTCGCAATAAACTTAAACGAGAATGCAAACTGTCGTACTGCAACACTACGGAATAAGGTACGAATGTTAGGGTCAACGGTTACACGCAATGCAGCTGCAGCACCGTCTCCTACTTCGGTAGGTCCACGTTTTGCTAGTTTAGCGATACCCAGTTTTCCTAAACTATTAGCACCTGCCTGGCTAGCACCCTTGAATAGATTAATGAAATCTCCAAGTGCATTCCCCAGTACATCCCCTGCACCACCACCATTCGCATTATCTAGTGCGTTACTCAAGATGGCACCTGCTGAACCTATACTAGGACTATCATAAGTAAGTGTGTCTGTGGATCCGAATGCAATAGGTAGATACACCGATATCTTCTTGGTAGTTATTGGCATATTAACGCCCTTAGATATCGTAAGTGGTTTATTTTCTTCAGTAACAGCGTTAGGGTCAGTTTCCTTTGTACCAGAGTCATCGGGATCATCCCCGTTAAAACCCGCCACAAGGCCTCCAAAGAATCCCGGGCCCGTATCCTCTTTTTCCTTTGATCCAAGGTCCTGTGGGGTGACAGCACTCACAACTCCTTTTGTAAAAGCTGTGAGAGCGTCACCAAAACTAGCATCTCCATCTAACTTAGGACCTGTGATCAACTGGGGAACAAAAGTAACTTTCGCCCCATACCTATTAGTATCCGATATAGGATATACTAGAGGTTTATGTGCAGTACCATCATCGGACATCTTGCTATTGATGTTCTTATCCTTCGATGTGATTTGTGTTATCTGTTCTTCCCTCGTTGCTGGGTCGCTCAGAAAGAAGTTCCCTTCTTTGTCTATTGCCATGGTCTGAAACCTATGTTATAAATACTTTGATACTATTTATACATAAGCGATGAAGATATAAAATGAATCTAGTAGACGACAGCAAGTTCCTGACTGAAGGTTGGTCTTACGATGAAGGACATGTACACCCAGATGCTACTAGTTGCCGGATCATTCATACCATATTGAAGATGACTCGTTCTAGAAACGTGTTGGAGATAGGGTTCAACTACGGTCACAGCGCATTCACTTTCTTGAACGTGGATAAGAACGTCAAGTATCATTCGGTAGACATAGGACAACACGAGTACACCTTGGTCAATGCTAGTAAACTCAAAGAGAGGTATCCCGATAGGTTCGAGTTCACTCATATAAGTTCTCACGATTTGGAGCCACGTACTCTCGATCTATACGATATGGTGTTCGTTGATGGTGACCATAGCGTAGAAGGTATGTCAAAGGACTTGAACCTATGTAACGAATCAAAAGTTGAGTACATTCTATTTGATGATTACGTCAGTAGTCTATCGATGGATGATAGAGTAGAGTCACCGAACCCCAAGAGATTGATACATCATTACCTATCTAAACCAGACTTTCCGTACAAGAAAGTACACGAGTTCGCATATCCTTCTAGCGATAGAATCAACCACATGGTATTATTGAAACGTGAAGACCTATAAAGGTAGATACAAACCTAAGAACCCAGACAAGTACGCTGGAGACGTGGACAATGTCGTCTACCGTTCGGGGTGGGAGCGACATGTTATGAAATGGTGTGACGACAGTTTGGACGTGGTACAATGGATGTCCGAAGAGTTGGTCATACCATACATCTGTGAGACCGATAACCGACCTCACCGATACTTCATGGACTTCGTCATCAAGTACAAGTCTGGACGTGTTGTACTGGTAGAAGTCAAACCCCACAAACAAACCCTACGTCCCGAGCGCA